TATTGGCAAATACGTTGCACAGAGGGCTGGTATCGGCATCAACGCGGGTCGAATCCGTGGCATCAACGCTAAGATCCGAGGCGGAGAGGTACAACACACAGGCGTGGTCCCCTTCCTTAAAAAGTTTGAAGCAACTGTCCGATGCTGCACACAAAACGGCATCAGAGGTGGTTCTGCTACAGTTCACTTTCCTATCTGGCACCAAGAGATAGAAGATATCATTGTTCTCAAGAACAACAAAGGTACAGAAGATAATAGGGTTCGCAAACTTGACTACTCAATCCAGATTTCAAAACTTTTCTACGAACGTTTCATTGCGGATGGAGAGATTAGCCTCTTCTCACCGCATGACGTACCAGGTCTCTATGACGCTTTTGGTACTGATCGGTTTGACGATCTATATGTGGGCTTTGAACGAGATGAGTCTGTTCCAAGAAAGACTATCGGAGCACAGAAACTGATCCTTGATCTTCTGAAAGAGAGAGCAGAGACTGGTCGTCTCTACATTATGAACATTGACCACTGCAACTCTCACTCCTCCTTTAAGGACAAAGTGAACATGTCTAACCTGTGTCAGGAGATCACTCTGCCTACTGATCCCATCAATCACATTGATGATACTGCTGGTGAGATTGCTCTGTGTATTCTGTCTGCCATCAATGTGGGTAAGGTCAAGTCCGACGAAGAGTTGGAAGAACTCTGTGAACTTTCTGTTCGTGGATTGGAAGAATTGATTGACTATCAAGGATATCCAGTTGCCGCTGCAGAACGTGCTACAAAGGCACGTAGATCGCTTGGAATCGGTTTCATTGGTCTCGCACATTATCTTGCCAAGCTGGGTTACAAATATGATTCTCAAGAGGCATGGGATGCAGTTCATGGACTCACAGAATCTTTCCAGTATTACTTGCTGAAGGCGTCTAACAAACTTGCCCAAGAAAAGGGATGGTGTGAAGAGTTTGGTCGTACTAAGTATGCAGATGGTATTCTTCCAATTGATACATACAAGAAGGACGTAGACGAGATCAGCAGTATCAAGTATGAGCATGATTGGGAGGGTCTTAGACAGTCTATCCTGGAGCACGGCCTCCGACACAGCACTCTGTCCGCACAGATGCCTTCGGAGAGCAGTTCCGTTGTGTCAAATGCAACAAACGGAATCGAACCTCCTAGAGACTACCTGTCCGTTAAGAAGTCGAAGAAGGGACCTCTTAAGCAGATTGTTCCGCAGTACGGATCCTTGAAGAATAACTACACACTTCTTTGGGATATGCAATCTAACCGTGGGTATGTTAATATTGTTGCTGTGATGCAAAAGTTCTTTGATCAGGCAATTTCTGGTAACTGGAGTTACAATCCAGAGAACTATGATGACAATGAAGTCCCAGTGTCCGTTATGGCACAAGACTTTTTAACTACATATAAGTACGGTTGGAAAACTTCCTACTATCAGAATACAAACGATCTTAAGTCTGATGAAGTTCAGGAAGAAAACAATGCCGAACTACATAATTTACTAAATGAGTTAGAACAAGCCGAGGAGGGAGAGTGTGAATCCTGTGCAGTTTAAGATTTCAACAATGGACGAACCAACGTCTGTGAAAAAAACTGTTGAAGGCATGACTGTCTTCAATACAGAACAAGTAAACACTAAAAAGCAGCCAATGTTTTTTGGCAAACCTCTGGGAGTCCAGAGGTACGATTCCTACAAGTATCCTGTTTTTGATAAACTTACAACTCAACAACTGGGATACTTCTGGAGACCTGAGGAAGTGTCACTCCAAAAAGATCGTGGAGATTATCAGACGCTTCGCCCTGAACAAAAACACATCTATACTTCCAACCTGAAGTATCAGATCATGCTTGATTCAATTCAAGGTCGTGGTCCTGGAATGGCTTTCATTCCTTACTGCTCCTTACCTGAACTTGAAGCATGTATGGAAGTTTGGGGATTTATGGAAATGATCCATAGTCGTTCATATACTTACATCATCAAGAACGTATATTCAGACCCATCAGAGGTCTTTGATAAGATTGTATCTGACCCCCGTATTCTGGAGCGTGCTAGCAGCGTTACAGAGGCATATGATGACTTCATCAATAGTGCCCAAACTTGGGGCAATGGTAGTATGTGGCAGGCAGACTTTAGAGATTCACCATCAGCACAATGGGAGATCAAAGATGTCAAACGCAGACTCTACAGAGCAGTCGCCAACGTTAACATTCTTGAGGGTATTCGGTTCTACGTTAGTTTTGCTTGTAGTTTCGCCTTCGGTGAACTTAAGCTTATGGAAGGATCCGCTAAAATCATTAGTCTCATCGCAAGAGACGAAAACCAACACCTAGCAATCACTCAGAATATTCTGAACAAGTGGGCGCAGGGTGATGATCCTGAGATGAAGCAGATCATGAAGGAAGAAGAAGAGTGGACATATGCTGCATTTGATCGTGCTGTAAACGAAGAGAAGCGTTGGGCAGACTACCTGTTTAAGGACGGATCGATGATTGGCCTCAACGATAAACTTCTGCAACAGTATGTGGAATGGATTGCAAATAGAAGACTCAAAGCAATTGGACTGAAACCAGTCTATGATATTGCTGCTAAGAACAACCCGCTGCCTTGGACGCAGCACTGGATCTCTTCTAAGGGTCTCCAGGTTGCTCCACAAGAGACGGAGGTTGAATCTTATGTTGTTGGAGGAATCAAACAAGATGTGAAGAAAGACACATTCAGTGGTTTCCAACTCTGATATGTGCTATAGATAGGGGAGGTAATACTCCCCTTTTTTTATGCCTAGAAATCAGGTTACAGTCGCAGAACTCAGAACTAGAGTGGAGAGACTCAAGAACGAACTGTACTGGGAAGAAAGTAAGTACAGCGATGAGGCCAGAGGATTGGCCCATAAATACCTAAATCAGGTATTTGATATTCTAGATGAGTATAGACTATGAGAATCCTTGGATTTACTTGGAACGAACTTTTGATAGCAGCGATGTTGGCGACAACTTTGGTTTTGTTTATGAAATTACCAATCTCCTCAACGGAAGACGCTACATTGGAAGAAAATATTTTTGGTCGTTCCGAACACCTAAGGGAAAGAAACGCAAAGTAAAACAAGAATCAGATTGGAAAAAGTACTATGGGTCTTGTCCAGAACTTAAAGAAGACATTATCAAATACGGCAAGCAGAATTTTAGCAGAACTATCATCAGCCTTCATAAGACGAAGGGCAAAACTAATTTTGAAGAAACCAGACAACTCTTCGGAAACAACGTCCTCACCGAATCCCTTGACGACGGAACCCCCCGCTACTACAATAGCAACATCCTTTCAAGGTACTTCCGAAAAGATTATTATGGAAAAGACGACTGAAGAGATTGTCTCCCACATCCGTGAATGGTCCCTGGAACGCATCGCAGACATGCATGACGAAGTGGCCGCTAACCACCATGACATCGGACAACTGGACGACGCATACGCTATCTACCAGGAGTTTGAAGAGTGGATTGAACCCAAAGGGGAAGACATTGAACTACTAACCTTAGAAGACGACTGAGGGGCATACAGAGGGGTCTAAGGACTCCTCTTTTTTTATGCTTGACAATACCTTGAATGATAAGTAGAATTTGGCTTGTCCGGTTCCAAGGGGAGCTATAAGTATTACTTAAGTATCTAAGGAACTTGACACCACAACCAACACACTTTATAATTACAAGGTACTCAAGGGTACGTAGCATAATGGATAATGCAATTGCCTTCTAAGCAATCGATTGTAGGTTCGAGTCCTACCGTACCTGTTGACAATCTATCAACCACCTGATATGATTGTCTTATGGGCATCAGGAGAAACCACCACCACCTCTTCTCTTGTGTAAGTCCCCATTGCGGAGTTAGTTCAGCGGTAGAACGCTATCCTTCCAAGTTAGATGTCGTCGGTTCGATTCCGATACTCCGCTTTCCTTCTTTAGGAACATGAAACCAGTAGAAATACTTCTACTCATATCAGAGTTAGAAGGTTCTTATCAACACACAAAGAAACTTGGTTTTGATCAAGACTGCGCTATTCTCCGTGCTATGTGCGATAAGTACTACAAACTGTATTTCAAACTAAAGAAGGAACGACCAGATAATCCTCTATAGCTCAGCTGGTAGAGCAGGTGACTGTTAATCACCCTGTCCCTGGTTCGAGTCCAGGTGGAGGAGTCTGCTTGAATAGCTCAGCGGTAGAGCATCTCCTTTACACGGAGGCGGTCGGGGGTTCGATCCCCTCTTCAAGCATATAAGATTTGTATCATGGATTATATATTTCAATCTAATTTTATTTTTAGATTTCAACCTCCAAACCTGGGTGAGTTATTATCTAAGATAAATGAGTTTGATCATACTCATGTAAGTAACTCTTCTTTTACCTGGGGAGAATATTGTAATGTAGATAAAATACCCTTAAATATTGATGGGATGATGTCTTATGTCACTCCTTCAGTTGATTGTATTTCAAAAGAATTAGAATACTCTGGCGGGTATATAATCGATCACCCGTGGATTAATCTATACACAAAAGGATCTTTTCAAGAACTTCATGACCATTTTCCTTGGGATCTTGCTTGTGTATTGTTTATCAATGATGGTGAAAATTTTTCAAAGTTTTATGTTAAAGATAGAAATAATGTGAACACATCAGAAAATCTTCAAGACATTCTCCACAAAGTAAATGGTTACACTAGTGGCCATTTTGTGGATATTAAAGAGGGAGATATGATAGTTTTTCCTGCAAATATGCTTCATGGAGTAACTGTGCATAATTCAGATATTGTTAGAAAAACATTTTCATTCAATCTAAACTTCGCTAAATAAATCACTTACACCCTGTATCATGATTATCGTAAGATGCAAAGAATGCGGCCGTGAACTGGTCAGCACTGCGAAGTTGCAGAATTGTGGTTGCCCAAACCAGATGACTTTGGTTGACAATAAAGTGGGTGCTATTGACTTGGATAAAGTAGTCATGGTATCATACAACAGAGAAGACAAGATTGATAGTGTCTTCTCCCGTGAAGAACTTGCGTATCAGGAACAAAGGCGGAAGCGTAAAGTGAAGCGGTTGGACTTTGAAGTCCGCTAGGAAAAGTGGTCGAGTGGTTTATGGCACTGGTCTTGAAAACCAGCGATGTGCAAGCATCCGTGGGTTCAAATCCCACCTTTTCCGTTATAAAAATTACAGAAATTCTTAAGAAATAGTGTATCATCTATATACAGCTATACGTTAAGACATATGGCGCTGTTTTATCTGCTAACACTGACATTTGTTGTCTTAGTAGCGTATGCTGGGTATGATGCGACTATGCGATTAGTTGCTTATGCTGACCTAACAATCAGATATCAAATCATTCGGGTGAGAATGTACTTCATGCGTAGAAGACTTCAGAAGTCATTGAACCTAGATTTACAACAACTCAAAAAGGAAAGACAATCACATGACCGATCTCAAACTTGAGAGAGTAGAGTGTCCTAAGTGTGGGGCAATTTGGATTAATGGTGAGCACCGTTGGGGTGGCACTGGTGCGGCTGGAAATGAACTAGACTTAGCAGGTCTAGTTTGTAATAAACTAGGTGATGAAAGGTGTATCAATCCAAGCAAAGGAATTGATGGTGGTCAAACTTGGGCTTGGCGTGCTGGGTTTATTGACGGAAAGATTGAAGAACGCCAAAAGATGATGAACGAATTCAACAGTCTTGATGATGTCTAACACTCCGATTAGTAAAGAAGAAGTCCAGGAGATGATTGATACTGCGATACGCAGACATAATCGTAATGCTGGAATGATTAGTATGTTCGTTGGTTTCTTTGTTCTTGGACTCTTCTCTGAGGGTTTGTTGAGACTTATTGGTGTCATACCTCCCCTACTACCATGGCTACAAATCAACTTATAGTCGAATGGATTGGTATTGTCCTTGCAATAGTGTTTGGTATCACTATGTTTTGTCAAGGACACTTTATTCTACATGGTAAGAATGGTTACAGACATTCTGAACGTGAAAAGCAGAAAATGAAAGATGCTAGGAAACAAGTAGAAAAAGCACTCAAGGGAAAATGAAGGACGACGAAAAGAGAGAGTTCTACAAAGGACTCCGAGAGCGCATCAAACAACTTAGGATGGAACATCTTTTTGAAGAACCTTGCCCACTTTACGAACCAGAGGATGATGACAAATGAATCCAGTAGTATTAATTGCTTGTCTATCACCAATCGCAATCATATGGATTGTGATGAAACTCAGTTTATTAATGTTTTCAGCTAATGACGAACGAAGGT